GTTCTTGTAACTCTAATATATAACACCCACCGTTCAAAGTCAAGCGTTTATTTTAAATTCCCATTGACTTTTTGAACGCTAGGCGTTATTCTATAATTACATTGAAGAAAGTGAGGTGATAAAAATTGACTATCAATGAACGAATTAGATATTTTAGAAAAGATGTTTTGAACATGAACCAGCGTCAATTTGCTGCATCTTTGGGCATGGCGCAAACTGGTGTCAGTGGCACAGAACGTGACGGCGCAACCGTAACGGACCGTTTTATAAAGTCAGTTTGTTTAGCTTTTAATCTAAATGAAGACTGGCTGCGTTACGGAACGGAACCAATGTACATCCAACCGGACACATTCAGCCTGGACAACTTCATAAAGGAAAAAGGTGGTACTGAACTGGAAAAAGAGATTGTAAAGACTTACTTTGAACTTGACCCAGAAATCAGAAAAGCGGTGATGGACCACTTCAAAGCAAAATTTGCTTCCTTTACCATGGAAACTGCCGCATCCATTGAACCATCTGTTGAAGATATGGAAGCGGCATATAAAAAAAGTGTCTTAAATTCTGCACAGAAAACGGCATCATCTGCCTTGAATATCACAGAAGGCACAGAACGGCAGAAAAAGAGCGGATAACAAAGATGTGATAGTTTATAGGCGGCGGCGTGGCCGTTATTGCTGCCGCTTCATTTCAGAAAGTGAGGTATACACATAATGGGAATGTTTACAAAGGCACAAAAGAACATGGCAACTGGCGTATATGCAGATATTAAGAAATGTTTGAAGGAAAAGGATGGTTTCACGCATGTAGTCATGGTAAATAGTTTTGGAAAGCTGGCAAACCAGAATTTCATGTGTGAAGATAAATACAGCACTGAAATTGACCAGATATTAACATTGATGCAGCAGGATGGATATGAAATAGTTGACTTGAAAGTGACCGCTTTGCAGGACCAGGGCCGTGGAACCTGGGGGAAAGACATGGAAGGTTATTCCACATTGATTATGTATAAGTAAAGAAAATAAAACACCCCTGCGGTGCTGGGAACACCACAAGGGCTTGTGCAAAGATATATCATACCAGATACAACATACCATCTGCATTGCTATTATAGCACATGCAGGCGGGAAATAACAGGAAATGAAAAGGCAGGTGCTATATGAAATGATTAAAAAAATTGCTGTTCTTTATATGAGAATGTCCACCGATATGCAGGAACATTCCATTGAAAGCCAGGAACGTGTTTTGATGGAATACGCAAAGCGGAATGGGTACATTGTCATTCGCAAATATATTGACCGGGGCATAAGCGGCCAGCACGCCAGTAAGCGGCCAGACTTTATGAAAATGATTGATGACAGTGAAACGGGTGAATTTCAATACGTGCTGATTTATGACAGCAGCCGTTTTGCCCGGAACCTGGTTGAAAGTCTTACCTACAAATCCATTTTGAAGGAAAATTGTGTGCGCCTTATCTCCATGACTGAACCAAACCTGGAAGATGATGAAATGTCACTGTATATAGATGCCATGCAGGGGGCCGCAAATGAAATATATGTGCGCAAGCTATCCAAAAGCACCAAACGTGGACACAATGAACGTGCATTGCGTGGTGACTTGCCTGGTAATGCGCACTTCGGTGTGAAACTTCTTCCAGATAAAAGCATTGTACTGGATGAAGTAAAGGCCCCAATAATGCGCTGGATGTATGAAGCCATTTACCATGATGATGCCACTTATTATTCCATTTCTGAAACACTGGCGGCAAAAGGCATCAAAAGCCAACGTGGTAACATCATTGACAGCCGCCAAGTAAAGCGTATGTTGATGAATATAAAAAACAAAGCATATCACTGGGCCGAAAGGGATGGGAAACCCGTTCTGATAAAAGGGAACTATCCGGCTGTTATTGAAGAAGAACTTTTTGACGCTGTACAGGAAATCATTGCAGAACGTGCTAAACACTACAAAAAACATGAAAAGCCCGCTGAATTTCGGAAGCACTGGCTTTCTGGTCTTCTGGTGTGCCCCTATTGTGGCGGCGGATATAGTTATAACACAAGAAAGCCCCCACAGCATGATGCCTTCCGTTGTGGCAATCAAACCCGTGGGGCCTGTAAAAAAGGTTCTCAAATTTTGGTTGATGCAGCCGTTGAAATGGTCCTTGATAAAATGTCAGAAGTATATACCGGGCCTTTGGCTCCATATGTGAAAAACATAACCGTTTCACAGCCAGAACCCCAGATTGACTATGACAAAGAAATTAGGCTATTGGAAGCCCAGCTAAAACGTGCAAAGCAAGCCTACCTTGCTGAAATAGATACAATAGAGGAATATGCCCAGAACAAACGCCGCATATCCTCCAACATCAAAGAATTGCAGGAAGCAAAGTGCCAGGCCCAGGAAGGGGCCACGTTGAATGAACCCCAGTTCAAAGTGAAGCTGCTTAATGTCATTACCCTTCTAAAAAGTGACTGCCCTATGTCTGAAAAAATCCCTGCTGCCCGCAGCATCATTGAAAAAATCCTTGTTGACCCCCGCAATAAAACTATGGACATTTATTTTTTTGCCTAACGGTGTAACAACCTGTACTGATAGCATAAAGATTTTCCGGCGCCGGTAGGCATGATTCCCAAAGTATCCCGGCCTGCGAGAATACTGTCAATCAGCCCCTCCTGGCCCTCCCGAAACTCTTCATAGCCAAAATACTGTTTTAATACCTGATATTTATCCATATAGTAATCTCAATCTCCTTTTCCGCCGTCTGCATTCTGACAGAACCTGATTCCATCTGCACGCCCAGGTTATTTCTCAAATCCGGCCTCTGCAAAATATACCGGCAGATGGAAATCCGGCGTATCGCTTTCAATTCTGGAATAGCTCATATAATGTTCTATCTCCGGACTTTCCGAAATCTTATAAAAATTACAGTACATAGGCCTGTTACCGTCTGCCGCAAGCCAGTCCTCTGTTTTTTTCCCTGTCACTTCCTCCAGATACCAGTCCGGGATCAGAAAATCAACGCGCCATCCGTCTCTTCCGATCACCGCATTGCATCTGCTTTCCCGGTACACACGATCCGGTATAAACTCTCTGTTCCTGCGTCCAAAGCCGTACTGGGCATACATTGCCGCATTGGCATTGATTTCAAAATTCAGGTACAGACTCTCATTGGTCAATTCGCCTTCCCGGCCGTCCTCTGAGACCGGGAACGCCAGAAACAGCTCCAGCGCACTGTCCTTCCAGACCGGGCCCTTGTGGTAGACCTGCACTCTGCAGGGATTCGTCTCACCGCAGGCCATTCTGACAAAAAGGCCCTTACCCTCCAGGTAGCCCATATAGGCCCACGCCTCCGGCTGCAGCCTGCCGTTCCACTGCACCTCATTGATTCCGGCCCTTTCACATGATTCTATTGCTGTCTGTGTTTTAATTCTCCTGACTATATATCTCATCTTTCAATCATCCTTCCCGAGCATTCCTAACTTCTCTAAGGCATAGGCGATACCATCTTCCTCCACCGTCTTTGTCGTGAAGACAGCATACGGCTCAAGTCCGCTGTCGTGCTTCCCCATCAAAACCGAGTTGAGAGAATATTGGAACATCGATAAATCATTCATACTGTCCCCAAATACCCAGGCATCTTCTTTGGCAATTCCAAATCTCCCGAGTACCGCTTCTACGGCCGTGGCCTTGGAATGCCCCAGCGGTACGCATTCATAAAAACCGCCGCCCCTGTCAATGATTTCAAACTCATCTTCAATCGTCGCAAAAAATTCCATCTTCCGGCTTTCCCGGTCCGCTGCGACACAGAATTTGGAGATATCATAGGAATTATCTTCCCATCCCAGCGGCACATAGGCATTGCCCTCCTTCAGCAGCTCCATCAGGCGGTTTACCATCGGCATCCTGG